GAGAGCCCCCTGTATATTTATGCAACGATCGTTTGAATAGGACATAACCAAGACCATGCCAAAGAGAACCATAAAAGACCTGCTTAAACTGCACGGAGTAACGCGGGATCAGCTTAACGCAGCCAAGTCAAATGGCGTTGATATCTGGAACGATGAGGCAGTTAAAACGTGGCTAGATACCAAAAGACACCGCATAAAGCCTGGTGCCGAGATGTCCGAAGAGGTTGGTGCAACTCAAACCTTGGCAGAGATTGAGGAAGCCATTAAACGGGCAACAAATATTGACGATGTAAAGATACTTAAAGAAAAGGTTCTGGCATTGAAGGGTATTACCGCAGTTCAGCAAGAAACCAAAGAACTTGTTCCAGCTGGTATGGTTCGTGAAGCGGCAACGTCATGTTTTTCGGTTGTCCGTGCCGAGCTGCTAAAGTTGACTTCAGACTTACCTCCTCAACTGAGCGGCCTTGGCGAGACTAAGATCCAAAAAGTATTGAGAGAAAACATTATTGAGGTTTTAGAAAGATTATCGGACGCACAATCAAAAATATTTGACGATGACGAACAAAGCTAAAGAGGCATGGCTTGACGGTTTGAGGGCGGGGTTGAAACCACCGACCACGCTAAAGCCTTGGCAATGGGCAGCAAAGAACGTCAAAATATCCAACTCAGAAAGGGCTTCCTTTTTTGATCCAGAGCAAACGCCGTGGTGGAAAGCTCCGATGGAATGTGCGGGAGATCATGAGGTTCGGGAAGTTGTCGTTATTGCACCAACTGGTTCGGGTAAGTCAACGATGGCAGAGGGTTTGATTCCATACATTATTGCCGAAGACCCAGGCGCGATGTTCTATGCTTCACAGACAGATGCCGATGCGCGGTTCTGGGCTGAGACTAGATTGAAGCCAGCTTTAATGTCGGTTGAGCAAGTTCGACGGCTATTCCCAGAAGACCGTCACAAATCAAGAAAGTTGGAAATCATATTTCCGCACATGCCGTTAATCATGGGCGGGGCAAACATGTCGAACTTCCAAGAGAAATCAGTTCGCTGGATTTACGGGGATGAGGTTTGGAAATGGGAGGCTGGTTTATTGAGGGAGTGCCAAGCTCGGACGCACAACCGCTGGAACAGGAAAGAGTTTTATGTATCACAGGCTGGAGTCGGTGGGCAGATCGAGGATAACGGGGTATTCCACGGCGGGGATGATTTGTGGCGGGAGTGGATGAAGACGGACAGGGCATCATTCTCATGGAAGTGCGAATGCGGGCAGCAACACCCGTTCGGCTTTGGTTCGATCAAGTATGACATTATCGAAAAGAACAAAGGAGTGATTGATGAGCAAGCCACGGCTAAAACGGCACGGATGGCATGTAGTGAGTGCGGAAAGGAATACGAGGATAACACGATGGTTCGGCGTAAGTTATCGGAGTCAAATATGGACAACGGCAAGTTGGGATATATCAGCCTGAGCGATACGGCATTTGATTCTATACGTGGCTTCCATGTTGATTCCTTGGCTATCTGGTGGATTCCGTGGTGGCAGGAGGTTCTTGAGTTTCTAGGAGCAAAGAGGTTATCGTCAAATGGCTTTACCGATGCTTTAAGGCAATGGACGCAAAAAAGACGGGCGCAATTTTGGACGGACGATATGGCGGATAGCGAAGTCAGAATCACCCGATCATCAGATTTTGAGAAAAAGGATTTTGAAGGCGGGCAGTTGATTGATGAGGAGATGGCAAGGTTCGCAACTATTGACGTAGGCAAAGATCATTACTGGATCGTGATTGCGGCATGGCGAAACGGTGGGTTTTGCAAGGTTCTTTACGAGGGATATATTCCATCTGACGGAGGGAATGAGAAGGAGCTTGTGGATTTATGCGACAGATACGCGGTAGCACGAGCTAAAACGTTGATTGATATTGGGTATCAGCAAGACAGGATTGCAGATTTATGCGTAGAACACGGATGGATTGGTATTAAAGGAGAGGGTAATAAACGCCATTTCTTGCACCCAACTGCAACTGGTAAGCCAGTAGAGAAGTTGTATTCCACAACTAAGCGGGTCAATTCACGAAGCGGCGGCATTATGAAATACATCTTTGCTGCATCAAATCCAATTAAAGATATATTGAGTGCGATGGTTGGCAACGGGGATCAGATTGAGTTACCTAAAGACCTTTCCAAGCCATTTGAAAACCACATGCAATGTGAGCGCAGGAACGTGGTGAGGAATCCGAAAACAGGCGAGGAAAAGTCAGAATGGATTAGACCAGGCGGACAAGCAAACCATCTTTGGGACTGCATGTGCTATCAAGTTGTCGCTGCGTTGATTTGCAAAGTGTTTGAAGACTAGGGTAATTTGACTTTCGCCCTATTTATGGCAAAACTACCGCATGAGTGTTTTCGATCAGGCGAGGAGCATATATAACGCGATTAAATATGACCCCGTATCTATCCAAGCAATTCGTGATGAATACAAGGCATTGGCTTTGTCTATTGCCACGGATGCGAACGGCACAGCTCAAGTGACTTCTACCACTATCAATGGTCAAACGATTTCGACGCGTCCAACGGCGACAAACCAGCAACGTATGCAGATGTTGCGTTATGTTTGCTACTTTGTTGACAATGGCGGGGTCGTTAGCACCACATCACTTACCACGTTTTAACTTATGATCCTTGATAGTTACGGACAACCATACAAAATAGCACACGCAGCGGACACATCGTATCGCCGTGGCCCTCAATTTGCGGTTCGGAATGATGATATTGAGAGGCTAATCCCAGCTGGAGACAGAAAGACCCTTACTAGTCTTTCAAATCGTTTATTTACCAACATGGGAGTGCCGAGGGCTTGTATCTTGCAGAAGGCAGATTATTCCGTAGGTGAGGCATGGATTCCTAGCTATTTAGGTAAAGATCAAGAGCGAGGCAAGCAAGTTGCCAAGTTTATTCATGATATCTGGCTACCACAAGCTGACATTAGGGGCGGAGTATTTGATTGGTGGAAACTTTTGGAATTAAGCAGCGTTGAAATTGACCGAGCTGGTGATGTATTTTGGTTAATGGTTAAAGGGAAAGATAATTTCCCAAGAATCCAAATGATTCCCAATCATAGATGCTATTCAGGGACTGAAACCGTAGTTGAATCTGGAGAATACAAGGGATATCGGATTTGTGATGGGGTAATTTATTACTCATCGGGACAACCAGCGGCATATCGTTTTAATATCGGTAAAGATGGCGAAGAAAAGATGGTGGATTTACCAGCTAAAGACGTAATCCATTTATTTGATGCAACACATTGTGACCAAGGGCGCGGGTTGCCAGCATTTACCCATGCTTTAGAATCCCTTAAAATGTCCTTGCTATCCTTGGAGGATGAGCGAGTAAGGCAACAGATTATTTCACGGCTACATCTTACAATCTTTAACGATGCTGGCGCCCCCGACATTGACGAAACAGAATCTTTAATGAGTGGTAGCGGAGACTTGCCAAATCCGATGTCATTTACTTCAAAGTCATTCCCAGGCGGGGTGATGTATATGCCAGCGGATGGCAAACAACGTATTGAGCAGATGCGGCATGAGAACCCAGGCGAGATCTGGGAATCATTCCAAGACCGCATGATGCGTGATTCTGTAATTCCAGTATGGTCTTATTCTGTATGGAAAGGATCAACGCAAGGCACAGACGTTCGTGCTGAGGTTGTTAAATGCCGTAGATTCATTACCAAACGCCAAGGATTGCTGTGGTATGGGGCTAGACGTGCGATGGCATGGGCTTACTCTGTATTCGCTGAGAATGGCAGATTGCCTAAACTTGATGCGCCTACACTTTGGGATTTCTCACGTCCGCCTCGTTTATCAGTTGATGATGGGCGGGAATCCAAAATGGAAGTTGAGGAAGTTCGGGTAGGAACTAAAAACATCAGCGAGGTTTTAGAAGCTAGGGGTTTGAACGAAGATGACTTTATTGAATCACGCGCACGTTCCGTTTGGAATCGCAAATACAAAGCCAAGATCATAGCTGAAGAGCTTAACAAAAAGTATGGACAAGATATTGAGATTGAGGAACGCGAAATGTTCATGCTGACCGCTAACGAAATGGGCGAGCAATCAGAAATAGAAACTAAATCCAAAGAAGAATCACAAAATGAAAACGATTGAAATTGAAAACAAAAGAGGTAAGGTAAAGCTCAATGAAGTAGTTACCCGTGACGCGGCTGGCAAGATTGCTGAAGAAATCGGCAGGCTTTTTGGTTTTTCCGCGGTTGCTAGTGGGGCAGACTTTGGGGAGATTACGAACGTAATTGAAAACGGGGTTGATGTTCTGGATATTGAAATCAACTCACCTGGCGGCAGCGTTTTTGATGGTTACACTATCTATCAAGAAATCAAAAGCCTACAAGATCGTGGGGTTGTTGTTAATGCGACAATTACTGGCTTGGCAGCATCTATGGCTTCAGTAATTGCTATGGCCTGTGATAATGTTGCAATCGTGCCACACGGCAGAATGATGATCCATGACGCATCAACTGGAGTCCAAGGCAATGCTGATGAGCTTAGACGGCAAGCAGATTTATTGGATGGAGTATCAGAAAACATCGCTGAGATTTACGCATATCGCACTAAGAAATCAAAAGAAGCAATCCGTGATCTAATGAAGAAAGAGACATGGATGAACGCAGCACAATGCGTAGCCGAGGGCTTTGCTGACACCATATTTGACATTGGCAAAAAAACATCTAAAAAAGAACCCATGAATCTATTCAAGAATTTCATTCAGTCACTTAGTTCCGATGAGAAAGTTCAATTTGCTGCACAAGTTGCAGAAGTTGAATCGCTTCAATCCGAACTTGCCGAAGCACAAGCTAAAATCGAAGAATTGACCAATGTCTCTGCCGTAGTGCTGGAGAAAGAGGTTAAGATCCAAGAGTTGTCCGAAAAGAACGGAGAACTGGAAGCCAAAGTTGCCGAAGTTGCAGCTGAAGTTGAAACTCTGAAAGAAACCATTTCTGCAAAAGAGGCTGAAATCGAAGAAGTTAAAAACTCTGTGGCAGATAAGACCATTGAGGCACTTGCTTCAATCGGTCAATCTGAACCACTTGACCTTGACAACAAAGGCGAGCAAAAAACCGTTCTTGAAACCTTTGAATCTCTTAAAGGTGCAGATGCAACCGCATTTTACAAAGCCAACCGCAAAGCGATTCTGGCTGAGCAATCAAAAAAATAATCTCC